GGCACATCCTTTATAAGATGGGCTGTAGTATTCTGTGTCTGTGATGTTTGTGTTGTTGTACTTACAAGTGTAACACTTGCTGTAACTGAAGAAGTATGTACGTTAGCTAGTGTCAGTCCTAACACAACTACGGTACTTCCTGATTGCACCGTGTATATAGTTTCAGGCGTACCTGATGATGCAGGTGCTACATCTCTTGTAATTACTTTAAATGTATTTGCCATTTATTTCTCCTATATTAACCTAATGCAATCGCAAGTGCCGTAGCATCATCTACTGTAGCTTTTGCAGCGAGTTGTGTTTGTATTGCAGATGTAACACCATCTACATAATTTAATTCAGCAGCAGTTGCCGTAATAGATGTACCTGCTATCTGTAATGTTGTGGCGTTTACTTCACCACTTGACCCATATACAACGGCTTTACTATTTACTATTGTACCTGCACCTGAACCGTCTACTAAATTTAATTCTGATGCTTCCGCTGTAACTCCATCTAAGATATTAAGTTCAGCACCTGTAGATGTAACTGCTGTACCTGCGTAGTTTAAGTTTCCTGCAGCTATATTAACTTCACCTGTACCTTTAGGCGATATGTCAATGTCTATATTACTATCGTCACCTGATGCTCCTACAACGACTGAACCACCTGTAGCGGAGTTAGTTACTTCTAATTGATTCACTGCAGAAGATGCAGTCTGTAACATAATCAGTTCGTTACCGTTAGCATCCGCTATAAACCCACCATCTGCAAACTTAGGAGCAGTAAGAGTTTTATTCGTCAGTGTCTTAGTTGTACCTGCAAGATATGTATCAAAGGTATCAACGCTAGTAAGACGCATTGTACCACTGTCATTAGTAGGTATACCATCCCCACCTGCTACTGCTGTTGTACCTACGCTTGTATCTCCATCAGCTACTACATTTATCTCTGCACCTGTAGCTGTTAGTCCTGATACATTTTTGTTTGCATCTACGTATGCCTTAACAGATTGCTGTGTAGGTACAAGTGTGGCACTATCACTACTAAGGTCATCTTCATCTACAAACGCAGTAATTGTTATTGTACCGTCACTTAAACTTCCATACGTTACTGTACCTGTAGTTGTTATGGCAGACGAACCGTTGTCTATTGAGCCAAAGCCACTTGTTATGCTACCACTATTTAGTGCTCCAACTCCTGTTGTACTTCCACCTATATAAGTATTTAAGGTAGATAAAGCAACCTGCTTCATTGTACCGTTGTCATTAACGACTACCCTATCGGCATCTACTAGAGTTACAGTTGAAGCACTTGTATCTCCATCGACTATACTTAATTCAGCTGCAGTAGATGTTACACCATCTAAGATATTTAATTCTGCTGTTGTTGCTGTCACACCGTCTAGCAAGTTTAATTCAGCAGGTGTAGAGGTTATTGCTGTTGTAGTAACTGCAGCTAATACAGGTATATATCCACCCTGATTAATTAGATACTGCGTATGGTCTGATGTAGGGTCTACAATACTTAATGTTGTTTCATTAGAATCTGCTGTAGCTCCTTCAAAGACTATAGCATTTTGAGCATTCATAGTTACGGTATCTACAACTGTCTGTGTTCCACTTACAGTTAAGTTACCTGTAACGGTAAGATTATCTCCTATTGTTACTTCAGATGTTCCGTGTCCTATAGTTACAGCTATGCCACTTGTTTCTGTAGCTAACTTCAATGCACCAGTAGCATTAGTAATATAAGAGTTAGAACCGTCATGGTACAGTTGCATATCGTCACCTGTACCCAATTTAACATTAGCACTATCTGGCATATCTACGTGAGTAGTAGGGCTAATAACTCCTGTAACTGCTAATGTTCCACCTACTGCAGTGTTACCACTTATATCGGCTGTACCATTTATATCTATTGCTGTAGCTGTTAAGTCTATTTCATCTGTTGCACCTAGCGATAATACTGTAGCACTTGAACCGTGAATAAACTGTGACGCATCGTTAAACTGTATTTTATTTGTACTATTTAGTAGTATACCAGTATCTGCAACGTGTGTCAAGGTTACATCTTGGTCATTGCCTAAATTAATTACTGCACCGTCAGCTAAAAACAAATCACTAAATTCTAGTGACGTTGTACCTAGTGCTGCTCCATCATTAGCGTCAGGAACAAATGCTGTTGTAGCTGTAATTGTTGTACCCTGTACTGTACTAGAACCTGTTATAGCTCCTGTTACGCCTAACGTACCTGCTACTGTAGCATTAACGTCAACATCAAGAGTGTCTATGTGTGCAGTACCGTCCAGATACAAGTCTTTAAACTCTAAAGAGGACGTACCTAAGTCTACATCACTGTCAGTTACAGGAGCAATAACTCCATCTGCCATAGTAAACTGTGCAGTACCACCTGCAGTAAAAGCTAGTGTATCTGCAGCACTAAAGAATAGTCCACAGTTTGTGTCACCTGTATTTGTTATAGAGGGTGCGGAAGCTGAACCATCTGCAAAAGATATTGCACCGCTTAATCCCATAGCACCAGTTACATCTAATGTACCTGCTATAGTAGCATTTGCATCTACGTCTAACGTATCTATATGTGCAGTACCGTCAATGTACAAGTCCTTAAACTCTGTACCTGAAGCACCTAAGTCTATATCGTTGTCCGTTACAGGAAGAATAGCACCGTCCTGTATACGTATTTGTTCTACAGCAGAACTACTAACTTCAGTAAAAAACCCTACCCTATTATTACTTGTATCGACTACAACTTTATTAAGAGCATCTACGTCAGCTATAAGCCCTACGTATGCACCTTCAGTAGATGTACCATCGTGATTGTGTCCACCGCTAAATGCAAAGGCTGCTAATATATTATTAAATTCATCATTTATAGGTGCAGCTTTAACTACAGCACTTGCGGTGATGTCTGCTGTACTTTGTCTTGAATAACCTGCCATTTATCTTACATCTCCTATACCGTATGTGACTGTATATCCTTGAACACTATGACTAGGTTTTGTATCGTCTGTCACATATTTAAACGATACTGATTTACCTGACCCTGCAAAGGTTGTAGATTCAACTGGCGATGGATTACCATCAAAAATATCTGTTGTATCATATATAGCTATATTTGTGCCACTATCGTAAAAAGCTGCAGGGTTATCACTGCTAATAGTTAAGTTACTAGGAGTTAAAACTTCAGTATTTTCATAATCATATGTAACAGCTAAACTAATTGTGTGTGCTCCTTCAGCACTTAAATAAGAAGATACGCTATAATAATTTTTTCTTTGCTCTGGATTATCCATGTAAATAAAAGGTGTTTTATACACGCTAACTATATTACTTGTATCAAATGCATTTCCTGACTCCTGCTGAAATACTTTACCTGCAGAATCCCCATGAAGTACAAATTCTTCTGTTTCAATATAGCCACTATCTGCACATGTACACGCTATTCCTGAAAGCTGTCCAAACTCAAAGCTCATAGCTCCTTCTGATTCTCTTAACGCTCCTATTAATCCGTATGAACCTGTAGTTGAAAAGATGTATCTAAATTGAGACTTAGCTCTAATAATTACAGACGATAAAGCTGTAAGAGTTTCATCAGATATTAGTCCTTTTATAGTTTGTTGTATGTTTTTAGATACAGTTTCTAAATTTACATCGCCAATTTTGTTTGTACCGCCTATCGGTCTAATACCGTCAGGTGCAAGGAATAATAAATCTCCACCCAATTCTACTACGCTGTCTGTAGCTAAACACCCTAAATTTGATGTAACTGTCTCTAAAGAAAAATTAGCTGAATTTTCACCTACTAATCGCTTTATATTATTTTTACCAAATATATATAGTACATTACGAAACTTTTTAATAGCTACAATTTCAAATCCTACATTTATTTCTCCTGCTCCATTTGCAGGGTCAAAATCAGTTTCTGCTGTCGGAGCACTAAACGAAATAATACTAGGTTTTGCCGCATCTCCTGTTAAAAATAAATGATTTTGAAACTCTTCTGATATTGTAGGGTCAGTTAATGTATTAGAATCTGTAATCTGAGTATACGTGCTACCATCATAAGTAGCTGCAGGATTAATGCCATCAGTTAATACAATTTTAGGTGTACCAAAATTAAGTTCTGTAAATCGTACTTTACTTACATTAGTCATTGTAGGTGAGCCACTTGTACTTACGGCTGTCCAACCTACTACTGCAGGTGCGGTACTTATTGTTGTACTTGTAGAAAAACTATCGTCTGATATTGCACTACCATTTGTAAATACTGCAGACGGCAATCTTCCAAAGTTTACTACAATAGTATTAGAACTTTTAGATATTAATGTTCCTGTTACAGATGTAGCTGTACTTGAATCTCCTGCACTTGTTCTTTCAGTTAATGTTTGCCCTACTGTTAAATTAGAATCTGATGCAACATTAAAACTATAATAAAAATTCCACCAATGTAAATAATTGTTTCCTGATGACGGTGTTCTACAAGCTAATACGCCTTGATTAATTCCGTTAGCTACACATATTCCTAAAACAGACCCACTGCCTGTTACCGTACTAAAATTATGTGCGTATCCGTTTATTTTTCTGTATCCACCTTCTAAGTTAGGTTCGTAATTTATTAACTGTGTGGCAGCACCTGATGATTGTTCACCTAAAGATAAAACATCTGAACCAGTATTTAATCCACCCCTGCAGACTGCTTTAAATGTTGAGACTGCATCTGCCATATTACGATGTACTCAAGCTTAACACATTACTGGATGTTCTAGGTCTATGTATCATAGTTGACCTCATAACTAAAGGGTCATCTAAAAGAAGTCTTCTCATAACTTTTATACCGTCTTTAAATTTTTGTTGGTGTATATTGGCACTTTGTTCATTAGACCTAAATCGCATCATATACACCATAGCTCCATCTATAATAATATACTTAAATCTATCGGGTATAATCATATTGTCATCAAAATCAGATAAATCATCTGGAAATTTATAGTATACATACTCTATTATATATGCAGCGTCAGGTATAGGAGTAACTCCAAACTTTTCTTCTGCTGTTTGATAAATTAATGTCGGAGCAGTACGTCCACCTGTTCCTGCAGCATCTTCTATAGCTCTATAGTTTTGAATATACGAATCAAATGAGATTGTAGGTAAAGCCATAGCTGTATTATTAGAACTGCTTAATGCTTTAATATAAAATGTATCCCAATCTACACTAGCGGTATCGGAAGGAAGGTCATACGTTCCTGTACCTGCTGTCAATGTTTGTGTTGTTGTAGTTTTTAAAAACGGAAATTGATGTCCGTCTTGTAGAATTTCTCGTATTGAATTGTTGATAGCATCTTTAGCTATAGCTTGAACATTTTTAGCTGTAGAAAAACCGTCACCTGAAACTGTAAAGGTTACTTCATTTAATCTACGTAGTAAATCATTACATAATGTTATATATGTTGTAGCCATCTGCTATCCTTTGGTTGTAATAAGAGGGCAAGTTTTTTCCCCCTGCCCTCTCATATAGTGTATATATATAGATAGAAATTACACTTGGTCTCTTGAGACCTCTGTAGCTCTATCTACAGCACCGTGGTCATTACAATCTATGACTGTAGCATAGACTCGCAACCGACCTGTAGCAGCAGCAGCACCTGCAATAGTACAATCAATAGTATCAGCAGTTCCGATAAATTGAGTATACGTTGAGGCAGCACTACCTACAACTGTGTTGGTTTGCCCATTAGAACCTGCAGCACAGTAACCTGCCGATGTGATGTCAGCACCATCAATGATGTCATCACCACCGCCAAAGTCCATGTCTAAAGTACAGCTTGAAGTAAAAGCAGCCATAACTTCAGCACCTGCATTAAGAACTAGTGTTCCTGCAGGAATCTCAAGCATCTGAAAAACATCTCCATTAGCAATAGTATTACCTGCTGCTATAAGAGCGTCAATATCCAAATACTCTTGAATTGTTCTAACCATATGCGTACCTGCATTAGAAGGTAAGGTAGCAATAGAGTTAGCACCAACGCCAGTGGTGGATTTAGCCGTTAAATCAAAAGTAGCCATGTTTATATCCTCCCTTAACCTGCGTTGTACTTGGCAGTTACGATAGCTTCAGGACGAAGTATCTTTCTACCATATAAATGCATGCCGCGAACAATGTCTGCAAATGAGTCAGGGTCACGATATGTTTCAGTTTTGCTGAGTTGTTCAGCCGTTGCAACAGCAGAGCCATGTCCTGCAACAATCGCTCCATAGTTGGAGTTCTGGTTAGCAGTACCTGATGTTCCTGCACCTGTACCTACAGAAGGTAAGTTGCTAGAAACATATACTCTGAATCCTGCAAGGTTGTTAAGAACAAGACCGTTTTGCAACTTTCCTGCTCCACCGTAGTCAGCATTCATTAACTTAGAGTTTTCGTCACCGAGTAGCTCTAAGAATACAGGGTCAATAACAAGCCATCTGTCTTGTGTATCTACCTGCTGTTGATTCAATAGTCTAGCCATACGATTGACAACAACCATTGGTGTAACAGCTGCAGTACCTACCGAAGTAGCTCCACCTGTTAAGTTTTGTACAGGAATAGAGTGGTCTCCTGCAGACGATGTTGTAATACTTGAAAATGAACTTTTAATTAGTTTCATTGAAGTAAGAAGTTCATCTGAACTCTTCT